GGTTGATAAGAACCACCACAAAAACGCAACAGCGCCCAACCTTATTCATTCACTCGATGCATCACTCCTGCACTTATCTGCACTACGCTTCGACGCTCCGATTTCCCTCATACACGACTCGGTTTTATGTCGTGCTACTGACATGGATACTCTTTCGAGACTCGTTCGTGAGACATACATGCACTTATTTGCGGAGCATGACTACCTAACTACCTTTGCTCATCACATTGGAGCAGAGACAGAACCACCGATTATCGACACGCTGAAACCAGCGAAGGTAATTGACTCCACCTATTTCTTTTGTTAATGGCACGAAACACTATCGTCACTGAACAGCCTGTTGTCCTTGATGGATTCCAAGCTGTACTGAAACCCGGCAAGTTCGGGTACAAACTTTCTGCTGTCGTCGGTCAAGACGTCGTCGATAAGCTGGAAGCTGAGCGTACTGACTGCCTCAAGTGGGCTGAGTCGAAGCTCGCTAACCCGAAGCGTTCGACCCTCAAGCCTGAGCCTTGGGAAGAGGTTTCTGATGGCAAGTATGTCGTCAAGTTCTCTTGGAATGAAGAGATGAAGCCCGGCATTGTTGATACCGAGGGTACACCTATCGAAGATGAGAACACTCCGCTGTATTCAGGCTGCAAGGTCAAGCTGGCATTCTTCCAGAAGCCTTACGTTCTGAAGGACAAGGTGACCTATGGCACCAGCCTCAAGCTGCAAGGTATCCAGGTCGTGACCCTGTCTACCTCTGCTGGTATCGATACCGGCGACATGGATGACGTGGATGTGGCTGCAATCTTTGGCAAGACCAAAGGCTTCAAGGCTGCTGAGCCTGCTGTCACTGCTTCTGAAGGGGAGGTTGACTTCTGATGGTTGACTTCCAAGTAAAGAAGAACGATGACCTGAATCTCTACGAAGGCACGTTGACCGTGTCTATCCCTGAGATCACCGTCACCCGATTCAAAGCTGATCGCAACGACTTCAAATATGAGATGCGTCGAGCTGTCTCAGAGATCGTTGAGGAGATCATCGAAAAGAACATCGACGACTAAATGGCTTTCCGCTCTGGTCTGGAAGAGAAGGTCGCTGATCTTCTCGTAGACCTGGGTGTCAAATATGAATACGAAAGCACGAAGGTCTCATATGTAATCTCTCATAACTACACACCTGACTTCGTTCTACCGAATGGTGTGTGGCTTGAGACTAAAGGCTATTGGGATTCCAAAGACCGAAAGAAGATCAAGTCAGTCATCCAACAGAACCCTGATATTGATCTTCGCATGGTCTTCCAGGCACCCTACAACACAATCTCAAAAAAGAGTAAGACGACATACGCCTCTTGGTGTGAGAAAAACAACATCAAGTGGTGTTCGTTTTCAAATATCCCCATTACTTGGCTCATGTGAGCGAATCTGAATTTATCAGGCATATACCTTGTCCGTCTTGTGGCTCATCAGATGCGAACAGTATCTACACGGACGGACATGAGCACTGCCACAAGTGTGGCTATCACACATTTAGCGACAACGACGTTAATCACACTCACCATCCCGTGCAAAATGTACGACTACAAGGATCAGCCGGAAGGCTGCACTCCCGAGGAATCTCCGAGAAAGTCTGTGAGTTCTACAAAACATACAGAGAAGGAGAACTTCTACGCCACTATTACATCGATGGCGCTGGAGAGATTGTCGGAGCAAAAGTAAGAACTCCTGACAAACAATTCCGGGTAGAGGGCAAAGTCAAGACCTTGTTCGGCATGAACAAGTTCCCAGTGACTACCAAGATTAAAAATGGCAAGGGTAGGGAGACTACTCTTGTCATCACTGAGGGTGAGATGGATGCAATGTCCATCTATGAAGCCCAACCTAACTACTACGCAATCACTTCAATTCCGAATGGTGCTGCATCTGCAAAGAAAGCAATGCAGGACAACTTCGATTACATCACAAGTTTCGACAAAGTCATACTTTGCTTCGATAACGATAAACCGGGCAGAGAGGCTGCAATTGAAGCTGCCGGTGTATTACCGCCTGGCAAAGCTTTCATAGGCTTTCTAGCCGATTACAAGGATGCCTCAGAGGCTTTACAGGCTAAAGATTCACAAGCCATTCGTAATCTTCTGAGCTTTGAGCACGAACAGTACAAACCAGACGGGATTGTTGACGCAAAACAACTACTTGAACTCGTCACAACTCCAACACCACCTTCAGATCATGACTACCCCTTTCAAGGACTACAAGCAAAGCTTCACGGGATCCGGTACGGAGAGCTTGTCACGATTACTGCAGGAAGTGGTATTGGAAAATCGTCCTTCTGTCGTGACCTTGCAACTCACCTTCTTAACAAAGGAGAACGGGTCGGTTACTTGGCACTTGAAGAATCAAACCGCCGTACAGCTCTCGGACTTATGTCCTCAGCAACAGGACGAAGTCTCCACCTTGGAGAGCATGATCGATCTGAGTTAGTCAAGGCGTTCGATGACACCATCGCAACGTGGAATCTCCACCTTTTTGACGGCTTTGGATCGTACGACCCGGAACACATCTACAACCGGATCGAGTACATGGCATCTGCTCTGGAGACCCGTGTTGTTTTCCTTGATCACCTGTCTATTTTGCTCAGCGGTCTTGACGGCGATGAACGTCGAATGATCGACACAACGATGACCAAGTTGAGGTCATTGGTTGAGCGAACTGGCATATCACTTTTCTTAGTTTCACATTTACGGAGAACATCAGGTGATGTCAACCACGAAGAAGGAGCCCGAGTCACCTTGGGACAACTCAGAGGATCTGCTGCTATTGCTCAGCTCAGCGATGCAGTTATTGCTTTGGAACGAGATCAGCAGAGTGGATCTGAATCAAGCTCTACGACAGTGCGAGTCCTTAAAAATCGCTATTCAGGTGAAGTTGGCATCGCCTCACAACTGACTTACGACCTATCTACCTGCAAATTCAATGAAACTGCAATCGAATCAGAGTTCGACGCAACTACCGATTTCTAAACCTAATCCTCCTACTGAGGAGATGGTACGCAAAGCCCAGTTTATCGACAAAACTTACGTTTGGAAGAATGCTGGTATTCGATCTGGAAAGTGACGGTCTTTTAGATGATGTTACCCGTATTCACTGTCTTGTCATCTACGACACGGAGACTGATCAAACCCTTGTCTACAACGACGAAGGTGATCAAGAACCTATCGTCCGTGGTGTACAAATCCTCCAAGAGGCAGAAGTTATTTGCGGACATAATGTCATCGGTTATGACATACCTGTCCTTCAGAAAATCTATCCGTGGTTCGAGCCTACCGCCCTGGTTGTAGACACATTGTTGTTGTCTAGGCTCTATCACACAGACATTCTTGATATTGATCGTGGTCCAAAGACTAAAGACGGAAAGTTCGTTGGTCGTTGGAAGAACATGCCTTCATACATGTGGGGGCGTCACAGCCTTGAGAGCTACGGCTACCGACTAAGTGAATACAAAGGTCAATTCGGAAAAGACACTGACTGGCAAAACTGGTCACAAGAAATGCAGGACTACTGCATACAAGATGTAAACGTTACCAAAAAACTATGCGATCACTTCCACCCCTACCTGACTGGGTCGCGTTAGAGCATGACGTTGCACAATTACTCGCTGAACAAGAACGACATGGATGGCACTTTGATACAAAGGCTGCATGGCAACTTGCATCAACTCTCAGAGGAGAGCTTGAGCAAACTTGTGAATTACTACGCAACAGGCATCCTTTCGTCAAAGGATCAGAATTTACTCCTAAACGAAATAACAAAACCTCTGGATACGTAGAAGGATGTACGTTCACGAAACTCAAAGAGTTAAATCCAACTTCCCGCGACCATATTTCATGGATCCTGCAAACATTTCATGGTTGGAAGCCAACCCAGATGAGTCCTACTGGGAAGCCCATCATCGACGAAGTGATTCTCAAGGATATTGGGACACCGATTGCGATGGATTTCCTGAAGTGTCTCGATATTACGAAGAAATTGGGGATGATCTCGGAAGGCACGAACGCATGGCTGAAGCTATGTACGACTGCTAATCGTATTCATCATCATTGTTCAGTTGCTACAAACACGCACAGATGTGCACATCGCAAACCAAATCTCGCACAAGTCCCCAGTAATCATGAATTCAGAGAACTCTTCACAGCCTCGCCAGGTCAAATTATGGTTGGTGCTGATCTTGCAGGTATTGAACTCCGCATGCTTGGTCACTATCTTGGCCGGTGGTCTGAGTCTTTTGCCGACACTCTCCTCAACGGCGACATCCATCAACAAAATGCTGACCGGGTTGGAGTTTCTAGGCGGCAAATCAAAACTATTACCTACGCCTTCATCTATGGAGCAGGTGACGCCAAAATCGGGCATTCCTATGATGCTTCCTTAAATGATCGCAATGCGAAATCCAAAGGGAAGGAGATTAGAGAAGCGTTTGTTTCTGCTATTGATGGACTTGCGGAACTTCTTGAGGCAATCAAAAAGGCGTCTGAGAAGGGCTTTGTCCGGTCTATAGATAGCCGCAAAATCTTACTTGATAGTCCACACAAAGCTTTGAACTACCTGCTCCAGTCAGGAGCCGGGACGGTCGCGAAGCGTTGGCTGCTTATTAACCAACAAACTATTAAATCAACAAAGTTGTGCTGTGCACAGCTTGCTTTTGTACATGACGAACTGCAATTCGAGTGCCACCCTGACCACGCAGACGACCTATCAGCATCCCTGGTATACAGCGCTGCAGCGGCTGGCGAGTACTACAAACTACGAGTCCCAATCGCAGCAGAAGCGAAGCAAGGGAAGAACTGGGCGGAGGTCCACTGATGAAACTACTCATTGACGCTGACTACATTGTCTATAAATCCTGTGCAGGAGCTGAGACAGATATTGACTGGGGTGACGACGTCATCATGGTCGTCAGCAAGTTCAGTGAGGCAATGACTAACGTCCAACGTGAGCTGACCAAGATCAAAGGTCACTTCATGTGGGATGTACCGGAGATGATCCTCTTTTTTAGTGACTCTGTAAATTTCAGGAAAAAAATTTTGCCGAGTTACAAGGGTCATCGAAATAGAAAAAAGCCCTGTGGCTATAGACGTGTCATATCAGAACTGGCAAAGCAATACGAAGTGATTCGCATGCCAACGCTCGAAGCTGATGATGCCATGGGTATCTATGCCACTGCCAACCCAGGCAACGTCATCGTCAGTCCTGACAAAGACATGCGCCAAATTCCTGGCAAGCTCTTCAACATGGACGAGCTTGTCGAGATTACTGAAGAAGAGGGCAGGCAATGGCACCTAATTCAGACGCTTGCTGGTGATCAGACCGATGGCTACAGCGGCGTGCCTGGTATTGGAATCAAGCGAGCTGTTGCATTGTTTGATGAGTGTGGTTATTGCTGGGACACGGTAGTCAAAGCGTTTACAGACAAAGACTTGACTGAAGACGACGCACTTATCAATGCACAACTAGCAAAGATTCTTACCAACAAAGAATATGACTTTGACAAACGAACAGTCATACCCTGGTGTCCCACCGATGCCAGTGACAGAACTAACAATGGAGCAGAGCTTCAAGCTACGCAGGCTTGAGGATCTTCTCCCTGATGCTGACAAGAAAGACATCATCACTATCTTTCTTGCGTTGCAGAAGCAGAACTTCTGCCTTGCTAACACCGTATCCAATCTAGTAACACAGTGGCCGAATCACCCCTCCACTACACCCGAGGTCAAATAGAAGTCTGGGACTTCATCAGAGATCAGGGTTTAGGTTATCACCGAGGCAATGCTATTAAATATATTTGCCGAGCCGGTTTCAAAAGTATTCACACAGAGATTGAAGACCTTAAGAAGGCTATCCATTATCTTGAAAATGAACTCCACCACACAACACTGCACCTCGAACAGTCTGAGCGATCAAGCAATACAGTTCCGTTCAGCGTATGGGATTCAGAACAGTTCGGAGAGCCGGACTATGCAACTGGCTTTGATCGATGAGGAGTACCACGAGTTCCGCAGTGCATTTCACAATGAACCTTACGAAGCTGAACTGAAAGAGCTGGCAGATCTTGTCTATGTCTGCTTTCAGTATGCAGAAAACATGGAATGGGATCTAGAGGAAGCACTAGACCGTGTCCATAAATCAAACATGTCCA